AATGTCGATGGCAGAAATAATAATAAGAGATGATAAGTAATTTAATATTTTATATACTTTCAATAGTATTTATTTGGAATGAAGCATACTTCGTTTTTAATAAAGAAAGATTGATGAACCTTTTTGAGGAAAAGGATTTTATGAGTCTTACAAAAGTAGATGTATTATTCTACTTTCTAAAAGTTGTTTATTGGATATGGATAATCATCGGATTATTCTCGAGTAGTTACTTCTTGATTTTATTTATTCTCGGATTTTTAAAATTTCCTTTATATCACTTAAATAAGAAAGCATATATTATTTATAATAATATAGTTCCAATTTTATCTATACTACTACTTATTATAATACTATTTTCTAAGATTATAGGTTAAACTTCTTTAGATGATCTTCCGTTATGATTATGAAATCATATCCTTTTTTCTCACACCATTTAATCATTGTCTGCCACTTTTCCGCATTCTTTTGAGCCATTTTGAATTTGTATTCAAGTGATTGTAGCTTTTTAAGAGATGACTTTTCCGGTGTTTGAAATTTACCTTCAGTGAACATAATAGCATCATTATATTCAGCCTTTGGTTTAACCTCAGCAACCACGCATTTTATACTACCATCAGATAGTTTTATTTCATAATAGTAATCTGGAAAATATGAGTGCTCTTTAACTCTTAATTCACCATTAACAACATGTGTCATTTGATATGGTATTCTTAAACACTCTGATCCCCATTTTACAATTTCCTTCTTATTATCAAGCCAGGTTATAATTTTCTTTTCCCAAGAGCTTCTGTAAAATACATCGCATTGTGAGTTTAATTTTAATACTTTGTCTTTATACTTTGGTATGTAATTACCTTGGTGATATCTTTTGTTATTGGGTGTTGAATTAATCATAATATCGATAATCGATTTTCTTATATATAAAAGAAAAACTTTCTCATGGGTGCTCTTAAAGATAAAGTAGATTTAAGTCTATTGGTCTATGGAAACGGAATAGCTGATAATTTCAAGAATAACTCTTTATTTTTCTATGATAAGTATCAAAAAAGTGATAAAGATGTAACTAGTATATCTGTTAGTGATATTCAAACCGGTGGTTTTTATTTCATTCACTATTTGGATGATTCTAATTGGATGAGATGGTCACCTATATTTGTTGCTAGTGTTAAGAAATTTTCAAATATGGTTGTATTATTTGGAGTTAATTTTAATTTTATACCTTTGGAAGTTAGGGTTGCTATATTTGATAAGTATATAACTGAAGAAGACTTTGAAAAAAATAGTTTTTTGAAAGTTGATCATCAAGGTGTTTATAAAGAACTTTTAAAGTTTGGGTTTGAATATTCTCTTATGGAGTATAATTTGATACAAGTTAAATTTGTACATAAAATATCAATGGATATGGTTCCTAGATTTTTATATTCTCAACATCCTCAAAATAAATATGATCCAAATAAACTAATGCAGATTTGGAATGCTAAAATTGGTCAGCAGGATAAGAGACATAAGGAAATGATGGCTGCGATGATAGATGATTTCTATGATATTGAGGGTGAAATTAAGGATCAATATAAAATGTTGAAAGAACATATTCAGAGAATTCAGAAAAGTCTAGAAAAATATGGTGGTAAATAATATATAGTCTTATGAAATACATGAAGAAATATACTTTGTTCTTAGAAGAACTAGATATGAAACCAACAATAGATTTGTTTTCTAGTGTTATAGAGCTTTATCATTGTGGTGACCATATATGGGCAATAAAATCTCCAGATTCTCACACTAGAGCTTTAATGTTTATGAGAGCTCAGGAATTTTATGAGAGCGCTTTTGAAGAAATTATAAAAAAACAATTCAAAGTTTCAAGATTTGTGGATATCTATAAGCAACACTATGGTAAAAGAGAATTTACATATGGTTCTGATTGGGCTGGATTTAATATCCCGTCAAATATATTAGAAGATTGTATGTTTAATATACCAGAAGATGAAATAAACAACTGGGATAAATTGATGATATCAGTTATTAATAATATTAAAGAGCATGAGAATGGGCATACATATTATCTTTTGGGAGTTGATGAGTTAGCAAATGACTTACTTGAACATGAATTTGCACATGCTATGTATTTTACCTTACCTGAGTATAAATCGGAAATGGATAAAATTACATCAGAGTGTGATAGTGAAGTTAGAGATATGATGTTTAGATGTATAACTGAATATGGATATGCTGACCATGTTTTGCCTGATGAGATGCAGGCTTATATGGCGACTGGTCTTGGTGATAAAATGGAAGAAATGGATATTCCAAACATTGATGAAGAGGTTGATAAGTATAGAGAGGTTTTTCATAAATATTATGCTAATAGTCTATATGAATCTCCAAAAAAATTAGATCTAAAATTTAATATATAAGATTATGAAACATCTTAGAAAATTCGAAGAGCTTGATTACTCTACATATACAAATGCTGCTGTTAGGCTTAGTCAACACGGTCAAAGAGCAAAGGCATTAAAACTATCTTCTCATGCTCAGGAAATGGAGATGAAGAAAATAAATCAAATGTCATTTGACATTCTTGTTGGTGAGACTCGACCGTTTAATGATGCTAAGTATAAGTCTGTTAATGTTTTAAGAGAGAGTGGTGCTAAAGGTATTGTTTGTATTTTTGAGTCAGGTAATAACACACATAGAGTATTATCTACAATTAATAATGATGGTTCTGTTGTTTGGAGAGATTATAATAAGTTTGCTAACAGAAAATCTGTTAATGAGTATCAAAAGTTATTAAGAATGTTAGGTGAGTTTCAACCAGAAGTTAAGAAACTTTTAGAAGAAATGAATTTAACTCCAGATTCATTAACTGTTGTTTCTAGAACATTCTACATCTAATTCAACCCACTCTGGGTTTGGAGGGACTTCATATTTTTAATATATATCCTAAATTTTAATTTTAAATGGCTTCATATAATAATCCATTAGGTAATCAGCAAGGTATTAATTACGGTAGCTCTGCGGTAGAAAATAAAGGACTTTTCAGTAGGATTTTAAGAAATCTATCGTCATTTGGGATGAACTACGATGATATGATTGTTCGTAACCAAGTTGGTATTGGTATAAATGAAGATCCATATGCAGCTAGAGGTAATAGTATGTATGATTTCTTTTCACAAAGAGCAGTCGCTTCTGTTTTGAATAGAAAATCTATACCTTATCTTGATAAGGCTTATGCTGATAAGAGAAGAATACTAAGAGAATATTCTATAAAGGATGAGATAAGAGATTTTGTTAGCACTATGGCTGATGAGACTATTATCTATAATGATGATAAAGACTTTTGCTCACCTAAACCATTATCAAATGATTATTCACAAGAGATAAGAGATAAATACCAAGAGTACTTTGAGAAAGTTTATAATAAATATGGGTTTTCTGATAGTATTACTGCTTGGAATATGATAAGAGATTTCTTAATAGATGGATATGTCGCTGTTGAGATTATTTTTGATGATAAGAAGAAAAATATTATTGGTTTTAATAGACTTAGACCAGAAACTTTGGTTCCTGCTTATGAACCCCAGATTGGGCATCTTTGGATTCAATTCCCAGAAGATCCACAATTAAGAAGAATATTCTTAGACTCTCAGATAGTTTACATTTCATATTCTACACAAAACGACTACTCAGAGACTTCTTATGTGGAGGGCTTAATTAAACCATATAATCAGTTAAAAATCATCGAGCAGACAAGAATAATGTTTAACATTATTAATGCAACTGTATATCAAAAGTTTACTATTCCTATTAAAGGTTTGCCTAGACAAAGAGCTGAGGAGCAGATAGGTCAATTAATACATGATTATTCAGAAGAAGTTGAATGGGATGATAGTTTAGGTACACTAACTATTAATGGTGCTAAACATCTACCTTATAATAAACAAGTTTGGTTTCCAGAAGGTGATGCAGGTACTCCTAATATGGAACTGGTTTCTCCAGAAGGACATAACTTAAATGAGAGTGATATTATGACTTGGTTCTATAATGCATTGAAAAGAGCGAGTAAAATTCCATTTCAACGATTTGATAAAGAGAATGGTGGTGGTAATATATTTACAGATGCTGCTGAGATGACAAGAGATGAAGTGAAGTTTTCTAACTTTATTAATCGTTTGAGAGCTAATTTCAAAGAACTTATTGTTAAACCTATAAAATTACAAATGTTGATTGAATTTCCTGAGCTAAAAGATGATGAGATTTTTACCAATCAAATTGATATAACATTTAACTCTAATCAATTATTTGAAGAGTGGAAGAAAATAGGTAATATGGAAAAGAAATCAGGTGTACTTAGTACATTACTTGGTATTCAAAAACCAGATGGGCAACCTTATTTCCATATTGAATATTTAATGGATCATGTATTTAAGCTTTCTCAAGAAGAAAAAGAAGAGAATAAAAAGTATTGGATTAAAGAAGGTGCTGCTGGTGCTGGAACTGCCGAAGGTGGTGGGGAAGGCGGTGAAGGTGGTGGTCCTGGTGGACCAGAAGGACCGGGTGAGATGGGTGCTCAAGCAGGACCTGAAGCCGGTGGTGGTGCTCAAGCAGGACCTGAAGCCGGTGGTGGTGCTCAAGCAGGACCTGAAGCTGGTGGGGGAGAAGCTCAAGGTGGTGCTCCTGAAGGAAGTGAATTTGAATTCTAATAAAAAACCTCTCAATCTGAGAGGTTTTTAATCTAAGTAGAAAGAATTTTTGAATCTTAGTGAGAGGTGAAATCCATTATTGAATAAGTTTTCTAATATTTTACCTTCTTCATTTTCTAATGTCTCTATTGTTACTGATAGACTTTCAACAAACTCATCCTTTATGATGAAAACCATTTCTTTAACCTTAAAGGATAATTTTCTGACAGATATGATTGTTGTGTCTGGTTCACCAGTTGTTCCGAATATTTTAAATGAACTTATCCCTACCATGTCTTTAACATCAAATTGAATTTTTTTACCTTCTAATAGAAGATTATTTAATGTAATCTCCCTTTTGAATTGTTTAAATTCTGGTAGTTTTTCTAAAACTGGAAAATAAGATGAAAACATATTATTTTCAGTTTTTATAACAAATTGTTTTTCCATAACAATTATTATACTGATCCTTCACTTTGTTTATCTTTTTTAGAGATATTATCTACTCCATATTTATCCAATATGGTTTTTTTCATTTTAGTTAGAACCTTTTTATTCTGTATTGGATAATCCACTCCGTAATTTTCTTGTAGAGATTTTTTTCTTTTAGCCTCTGAGCATTTTCTGCAAAAATATTCACCCCATTTGTTGTTGTATTTTACATAATTTTTAAAAATTACTTCTTTTTCTTTTGCGCATCCATCTCCATCACATTTGCATTTTATTTTAAAATGTGATCCTTTTGATAGTAACTCTATCGGTATCACTAAATCTTCTCCTATTGATACATCATCATATCCCATGTCTTCATAGTATTGATAATTTGATTCGGTTATTCTAATTGTTATTTCTCTAGTTAATATCATACAACATTGAATTTTTTTGCAATTTCTCTATTTATTAAATTTCCTTCCGTTCATGTTTCATGATTTACATGACCATTGTTAATACTTACTCATGTCCAACTATAAAAAATCCACCTATGTATAAATACGGCTTTTCATCGACAATATATACTATACCTTAAAAAATAAGATATTTTAAATGAAACCAGTTTTAATCGTAGAAAATAACGCGAATTCCTTGATAAGAGAGAATAACGCGGCTAGTAAGGATTATATCATGGGTGGTATTTTTACTGAATTCGGTGTTAAAAACCGTAATGAAAGAATTTATACAGCTGATAAATTTCTTCCTTGTTTAGAAGAAATGAATGATAGAATGAATTCTTTTGGTACAGTTTATGGTGAGTTTGATCATCCAGATGTATTTGATACATCTTTATCAAGAGCATCTCACATAATCACAAAGGCAGAATATGTAAAAGAATCAAACAGAGTAGAAGGTGAGATTAGATTACTAAGCACATATTGGGGTAAAGAAGCTAAGGCATTAGTTAATGACGGATGTCCAGTTTTCGTTTCTTCAAGAGCAGCAGGTATTACTGAGTCTGATGGTACAGTTACATTGAAAAAGTTATTTACTTATGACATTGTTGCTGATCCAGGATTTGCATCTGCAAAAATGAGTGTTAAAGTATTAAATGAATCTTGTGGCTATTCAAATAACACAAACTTCAGGATATATGAAATGTCCGATGAGTCAAAAATTAATGAATTATTCAATATGAACAAGAATGAATTTGTTACTAAAAAACAATTAACAGATTACTCTCAGTACCTAGTTAAAGAACTAGCAACTACTAAGAATCAAGTTAAAACAGCTTTAACTAAAGGTAATCTTGCTCCTAAGAAAATGGAGAATCTTCTAGAATACTACGAAGAATTACAAAAAACTAACGCTCAAATGGTTAAGTATCTTGACTATTTAGCAGAAAAAGTTCAAACTGTGGTTAATGAAAATACTTCATTAAAAGCAACAACATCAAAATTAGTTAAACATAATGACTATTTAGCAGAAAATTTAGAGAAAGCAATTAACTACTCTGAATATTTAGCTGAAAATCTTGATAAAAATATTGACTACTCTGAGTACTTAGCAGAAAACTTAGATAAAAACATTTCTTATGCTGAATATTTAGCAGAAAACTTAGATAAGAACATTTCTTATTCTGAATATTTAGCAGAAAACTTAGATAAGAACATTTCTTATTCTGAATATATCGCTGAAAATCTTGATAAGAATATTCAATACTCTGAGTACTTAGCAGAAAACTTAGATAATAACATTGCATACTCTGAATATATTGCTGAAAATCTTGATAAGAATATTTCTTATTCAGAATATTTAGCAGAACATTTAGATAATTCTATCGCTTACTCAGAATATTTAGCTGAGCATGTTGAAGGAAATATCGCTTACTCTGAGTATATCGCTGAACATTTAGATGACAACATTGCATATTCTGAATATGTTGCTGAAAATCTTGATAAATCAATTTCTTACCAAGGATTAATAGTTGAAAGACTAAATAGTGGTAAGTTAAATGAGAGCTTCGGTGGTGAGGCATTACCTTCTCTTCAATCTGCTGGATTTGAAAGTATGGAAGAAGAAGAGGAAGAAGTTAATTCTTATGAAGAAGAGGAAGAAGAAGTAGGTGCTCCAACTATGGAGAACGCTAACGAAGAGGAAGAGGAAGTAGCTAATGCTAATGATGAAGAAGAGGAAGAAGAAGTACACGAAAATATTAGTGGTGGATCTGAAACAGAATTATCACAATCTATTGATAAATTAATTGAAGAAGCTAAAAAACGTAAAGTTTCTGAGTCAACTGACTTGAATTTCTTAAAATTCTTAAACAAGTCACAAGTTGATAGCTTTTACGCATTAAGTCCAGAAGAGCAGGAAGCTGCAAAACTTCACATAAACGAAAGAAGTTATTTTACATCTAAGGACGTATTGTCGTTAATAAGCGAATCGTTATCTACAAAGAATGAAACTCTTGAAGAAAGAGTAATCAGATTAATGCCTGAAAACATTAAGGCAATCTGGGGTCAGTTAAATGAGTCTTCTAAGAAGTCTATCTTATCACAAGCTAGATTATACCCTGAAGATGTATTACAAACTGAAGGACAAGTTGAGCATTTCTGGTTAACTAGAAATCTTAAGAAAAATGAGTCTGTAACTAAAAAGCTAGTATCTCATGAAAGTTTAATACAAGAAGATAAACTTTCTGACAGAGATGTACAAGCTATAATGGAAAGATTCAAAAACATTTAATCTGTATATAAAAAATCCACCCTTGAAAAATATAGGTTGTGGAGGTCAATATATAGATATACAAAAAAGAAACAAATTAAATTATGTCACACATTAGAATAGACAAACAAAAAGCTGTTAAAAAGTGGGCACCAGTTCTTGAGAACATGGGTGTAACTGGAGACAGAGTTGATTGGATGGCAGAATATGCTGAATTTCACCAAATCAACGAGAACGCATATGTAAATGCTTCTAACGTAGCTGGTATGGGTGCAATTACTGCAGCACAACCTTCAACATTAGCTGGTTCTACTATCGGTACGAACTGGTCATCAAACGGTGGATCACTTGGTTCAGGTGATGTTGGTCAAAACTTATTACCAGTAGCAATGAAAATTGCAGCTCAAACAATAGGTTTAGACTTAGTAGCTGTAAAACCTTCTCCAGGACCAAAAATTGACTTACTTTATATTGACTTTCAATATGATGATACTCAATTAGGTGATCAAGATGAGAGACCACAGGTTTTCAAATTACATTTCACTGAATTGTCAGCAGTACAAACAGCTCTTAGAGCGTTTATGAGTGCTAACAGCATCAACGAAACACAAGGTGGTATGACTGGAAGAATTTGGGCTGAAATCAACACTGCTACTAACGTAGTAACTGGTTTCACTACAACTGACCAATCAGCAAACACTAAAGTAGGTGTGGTAGAATTCTTAGGATTCTCTCGTATCGATAATTACCCAATGTTCAGAGCTTACAGACAGTTTAACACTGCTCACACAGCTGTAAACAGTGGTTCAACTTTATGGTCATTTGATCAAACAAGAAACACGTTTAATCCAACACAATCTATGATTGCTCAGATTACACAAATCGGTACTTATTCAGTTACTAACGTAGCTCTTGAGTTAGTATCAGCTCTTGAAGATCATATCCCAGGTTTCTCTGCAAACTGGAACTCAGGTAACTCAGGTTTCTCTGGTAACTATCCAATGGACAGAGCACAAGATGACAACACATATGCTGGTGTTATCGGACCAAAAATTTCTTCTAAAACAATAGCAGTTGGTACTATCGAAGTAACTTCAGCTCTTAGAAGAACAGAAATTGAAGATATCAAAGCTAACACAGGTATGGACATCGTTCAAAAGATGGAGTCAATCCTTGTTAATGAGTTATCTCAAACAATCTCTAAGCAAATTGTTGCTAAGATTTTCGAAATGGGTGATTTAAATAGAACAACAGCTCCATTATTTGGTGGAACTCCAACTATCACTGGTCAAACAATTTTCGACTTAGATACTCAATATGTAGTAGGTGGTCCAGGTGGTGAAACTACACACGCAGTTCAACGTAAGTTAATTACAAAGATAGCTCACGCTTCTAACTACATTGCAACTGAAGGTCGTGTTGGTCCAGCTCAATACTTGATCACTAATGGTGGTCTTGCAGCAGCTTTACAAGATATCGCTGGTTACACAATTAACCCGCTTAAATCTAAGTTAAACTCTCAAGGTCAACTTTACCCAGTAGGAACAATCGGAGATATCTCTATCTACGTTGACCCTTACATGAAGTATAACGACAACAGAATCGTTATTGGTAGAAAAAATAACCCTGACCAACCTGGTATCATTTTCGTACCATACTTAATGGCTCAGTCAATCTCTATCATTTCTGAAGCTACATTCGCTCCGCGTATGTTACTAAGAAGTAGATATGCAGTTGCTGAAGTGGGTTGGTTCCCTCAAAAGCAGTTCATGACTATCAAAGTTAAAGATGCTAACAGCTTCCTAAACTAATTAGTCTCACTGATTATAGAAAAAAGTCCCTTAATTGGGACTTTTTTCATTTTAAATAGTTTGTAAAATTAATATATAGATTATGAAGTATATTTTAATGATATCTAAACCTGATGAGACAGCCACTCCTTTATTATTTCCGCGCCCTCATGGTGGTCGCGTTGAAGATACATATTATACATTTCACTATTATGATGATTTAATTGGTATATATCAGCACGTTTGTCGTGATTTACTTGATGGTTTTTCAGATGATAATGAAATGGATATAGAGGATATCACTAATTATTATGATAGTATTGATGAGAGAGTTTCTGAACATGAGGCTGGTTACTTTATAGTGGAGATGGGTGGTAAAGATCCTATCATATCTCTTGGTCCTGAGGTTTATAATGATCTTAGTAATGGTTGGGATAGATTTTCCAAATTTTGTTTTTCTGAGAATGAGTCATTTATTTTAACATTTAATAAATTTAAAAATTAAATATGGAGTGTAAAAAGTATATAATGGTTGTTGATTATCCATCAAATGGTAATACTAAATTATGGTATTATGATAGTATTGGTGAGATGTTGGATGAGATAAAAGCTTGGATAATCGAAGATGATGAAGACCATGATCTTTTAAGTGTTGATGATGATCTTGTTAAAGAAAGACTAGATGAGATGGAAATTACATTTTCTATGTATGAGTATGGTAAAGAAGATCCTTTTAGTGAGATAGGACATAATGGTGATTTTTACCCTGGTGAGACTGATAGATTTAGTGAGTGGATAGATGAAATGATATCTATTGAAGAAGGAAATAATGTTATGAAATATAATCAGTTTGTAAATGAAGGTAAAAAGGATAAATTTCCTAATATCAAAAAGCTAGAAATCGATGGATTTGTTATTTATATAGGTAGAGATGCTCTATCAAACGACCATTTAACATTTAATATGTCACATCCTGAAGATATATGGATGCATGCTAAGGGAGTTCCTGGTAGTCATGTTGTCATAAGAGTAAGAGAAAATCTACCAACAAGAGAAACTTTGAAGAAAGTTGCTCAATTGGTTGCTAAAAATAGTAAGTCAAAGTCTGATAAAACAACAGTTGTTTATTGTCAAACAAAATTTGTTAAGAAAGAAAAGGGTATGAATCCTGGACAAGTGAAAGTTGATTATGTAAATGCTGAAGAAATTACTATTGAGAATTAATATATACACTACAAAAATAACTATGATATAGAATGGCATCTAGTAAAAAACCAAAAAGAGTATCATTTACAGAGGATCTTATAAACATTTTGAAGCAGTTAGAAGCTGATAATAACTATATAGCATTTGAATTGATTGGAATGATGGATAAAGACTCTAAATACCAAAATGGTATAGGAGTTGGATTAGTTGGAGCTTCTAAGACTGATTGGTGTTTTGATGTTGTTATTGAT